ATTTTCATTAACTTTATTTCTCTTAGTATAAGAATTTATATCAAACACTGTGTACCTATCACTGCTATATTTTTTGTCTAATATTTTCCTGTTTTGTTCAGAGTAGCCTTTTTCATTAATAAGGCCTATTTGGCTATACCTATTTTCCATACCTAACTTATCTATATGTTTAGATGAAATAATTACTTCTGGATTATACCCAAAATTGCTATTTCCTTTGAATAGCCAGTCTTCATTAATCAATCCGACCACCTTTATCTTCTTATCATATCTCTTTACTTGACCATTTACTATAGAGAAAAGCTTGATTTTATAAATATTATTTATCCAAATTTACCAAAAACTCGCATACATCTCTTGTAGCATTAGGCTTTCGTATTAAATCTATATTTTTTTTCATAATTCTATTTTTATTTAAAAGGACATTTAATTCTTCTTCATCCTCAATATAATTTATGCTTTCATTTTTTCCAGATACATACAAATTTGTACTTCCTAAATTGCTTATACTCTTTTGGTTATCTAAATTAATATATATTTTATCATTAATTATATTAAATTACAAGTATCTCCATGATCCGTAGTCAGTTCCTGTTTCTAGTTCCATGCTTGCAACATATCGACGTTCACCGCTATGACTCACGTATGACAACCACTCATACCCGTCAGCGTAACAATAATGAGTGTAGTTGAACTCTTCATTTTCTTCATAACTTGCTACAACTTCAGCGTCTAACGAAGGGTTTGAGCGAACATTTAAACTAGCTACTCCCACTGTGAATACTCTCGGTCTATCTAACTCATATAAATCAGTTGTTACAGGGTTATTTGCTGCAGTATCATCTACAGGATAGTAGAACCACCCTACAATTCCTTCAAAATCTCTTGTTACATATCTTGCTGGACCTCCTACATATAAGCTATCCCAGTTGCCGTCAACGTTTTGTTCAATAGTTCTCATTGTGTAACCGTCTGAATCCTCAATTACAATTCCTGTATGTCCATATGAATGTCCCGCCGTATAAGTAGTGTCCATTACAAATACTGCCCCAGCTTTTGGTTTACTGTTGAGATCCCCCACAACGTTATATTCAACTTTATATCCTAATGCTGAAGCACTATTAAGCAAGTCGATTGCATTACCCCAAAGAGTTTTACCAAAGAAATATGAACTTAAGTAATTTGGTAAGTCTACACATTGAGTTCCATATGCTCCGTCTTGGTCAACTCCTATTCCTAAATTTGCTATTCTTTTTGCTTCATTTACTATGTCTGTTGTTCTAACCATTTTAAAATCCTCCTAAATTGAATAAAATAAAAAGACTATTTCTAGTCTTGTTTTGGTTCGTTATATTTCAAGGCTTGTTCGCTATCCGAAAAGCCTTTTGTTGTAGGGTCGTTAACTATTCCTAGTAGACCTAATAGTAAAAATACTGTGTCAACAATACCATTGAGATTAGTGTTGAAAACTTCAGTATTTAGATTATAACCTAGCAACATTGCAACTTGTTTAACTAACAATAGTAACGCTGCTATAAACGCTATTACAAAGCGTTTATTCTTAAATCTTACTTTCCAGTTAATCATATTTGGTTCACCTCCTTTCTAATTTTGTGGCCATGGTTCGTTAGTTAAATAAGAGATAGAACTTATTCGAATATCTCCAATGTCTCTATCTGTTGGTACTGGGTCTGTGAACTGAAATCTTAATTGGTTGTAATCTCCATTACCTCCTAAATACCATGTCCCATAAGGAATACCTTTATCATTGTATATATTTCCAATAAGTGAAGCTTCAGTTCTATATCCTATTGGAATCCCATTATTTTGTATTATCATACAGTTACGTTCTCTATCAGAACCTTGCAGAACATATCCTGCACCACCTCGTCTTACGATACCAAACCAACCCCATGACAATCCTCCGAACTGATAAGATACTACATTATTTACACGTCTTATTTTGACGTAAGAACCTCCTAATTTCGAAACAGAAGGAAGTACTTTCCACCCAGTATCTCCAATCAGCACCTCCCAACCTGTGTTACCTGTTCCGCTTTTCTTTATCCACTTCAAAGCTCCGTTAGTTACTGATTCATCAACGTATGTCGTTCCAACAGGTGCAGTAACTACACCGTTTGGCATTCCTCGACCGTGAATTTCCCACTGTTTCGCCTCGAGTACTTTTAATCTCTTATCTAACTCGGTTGTGTTTCCTGTGTCACCTGTATTTCTTGGTAGATAATCATGTATATTTCGTGTTGTTATAAACTTGATATTATCTCCCTCAGAAAATTCAAAGTCTGGTTCATAAGCAACAGGCAACGAACTCCCTACTGTATAAAGCAAAGTTTCAAATTTAACGGTTTTTCCTCGACCTCTAACAACTAAATGATTATTGAATTTATCCGTGTATAATCGTCCATAATTCTCAGTTTGTCCGTGTTCTCTAGTCTCGTTAAGATAATCTTCAACCCTTTTTAATCCCGTTGATTTAAAAGGCGTTTCAAATTTATCATATGTTATATCTAATCGCCTTTTAATATCACTTATTTCAGAACTAGCTCCTCCTCCTTCTGATTTTATATTTTCCAACACAGTTACTTTGCTTACGAGGTCGTCTACCACAACTTGTGATGCATATCTTCTTTCGGTTAGTTCGTGTTTCTTAACATAATTGCTTAAGTCAATATCTCCGCTCCCAGCAGGTCTGTTCTCTAATGTCGTCAATCTACTCTTAATATCCGTGTCGTTATATGGTTGCGGTAGTTCAGTTTTTTTAGCATATTCTTCTAAAGATTGATGCTGCGTTAAATAACCTTTGCTGTTTAATTCATCTTTTGTAACAAGGTTGTCAACATTTGGTTGACTACCACGTAATTGGTTTAATTCATCTTTAGTTGCAAGATTTGAAGTATCAACCGTTGGTTGATTGTTGCGAACCTGTTCTAACTCCTCTTTAGTTGCAAGATTACTTGTATCAATCGTTACTTGACGATTACTTACCTCTTGTAATTCTTGTTTAGTCGCTAGATTGCTTATATCTTGGTGTGCTGTTAAATAGTGTTTATTATCCAACTCATTTTTTGTTACATAATCTTCTAGCGATTGATGTTCTGTTAAATAATTCTTGCTATTTAATTCATCTTTAGTTACTAAATTACTAGTGTCAACTATTTGTTGACTACCACTTATTGCTTGTAATTCTTGCTTTGTCGCAAAGTTGCTAGTATCTATTGTTAGCTGTGTTTTTAATTCTTCTAGTTTGCTATTAGAAACATAATCAATAGGTATTTCAGACTTTTTCGCATAATCAACTAAACTTTGATGAGATGTTATGAATCCTTTACTGTCAACTGTGTTATTAACAATTTCTACTACATTTGGCATCTCACTTTTAAGTTGATAGTCGTTAAGCGTTGCTGTTCTTACAACATCCGTTATATCGCTTGTTCTTACAAACTCTGATAAGTCTGTTTTAAGTGCATAAGTGCCTTTTGCCTTTTCTAGTTCCTCTGCTAGTACTTCTTTTGTTAACACGTCTAATTTGTCAACAACTACACCGTTAGCAAAGTATCGCTCTTTAACAGGTAGATTATCTTTTAAATCATACTCTGACATTTTTACGTCAAAAGAAAAACTGTACACATCACTTTCTTTAGTTTCGTTCTTAAGAATGATGTAACAGTTTACTCTTTCGTTATCAGTTATTAAGCTAGTGTCAAACTTAAATTTAATCTTGTTATCTTCAATTCTTCCTTGAGTTTCCCAATACTTCACACTCTTAACAAACTTGAATAGTATTATTGCATCTTCGTTAGTTAAGGTGTGATTGTTTATTGTTAGTTCAAACTCGTTGTTATTTTTATCATGAGAATAGAGTTCGCAATTACTACGAACTCTAACTCTTTTATTTACCGTGCTGTTAAATTGTAACTGTATTTTTTTATCTATCATATATGTCAGCACCTCCATTTTTTACTGGTAGTTTTTTACACAGGTCGTATATCTCCGATACTGTGCTATTACCTCCTAACTCTCTATATGAGTGATACAATATTGTAGTTTCTTCTAGTTCTTTTGTACTGATCCAACCACGATTTATTATCCTACTCATATCTTTTAGCAATCTATAACGGCTGATTGTTTTTGTCCCGTCAGCTGTTTTTCTTGCTAATTCCTTAATCTCTTTCAAAGTGTCATTAATCTCATTCAGACTTTGTTCGTCTTTTTTGTTATACCACTTGACAATCATTGTCAACAATGGCATTGCTACTCCCGTGCTAAGTCCTAGTATTAATCCGTCACTCATTGATTATTTTTCTCTTTCCTCGTATTCTTTTTCAATGCGGTCAACTTCTGACTGCACAACTTCTCTTAAATTCCCTAAATTTGGTACTTCATTAATAGTTTTTACTTTTGTGATTAACTGTCTAACATATAGTTGAACTAAATAATCATTTTTTTTAAATCTTAATCTACTTGGTCTAATCACTTTCAGAACTCCTTTCGTTACTTTCAGCGTCTCCATTATGTTCATCATTTTCGTTGCCCTCCTCTAGCATTCCGACGATTGTGTTAATTACACTTGCCATTCCTTCGTCTAATTGTGCTTTTGTTACATATCTGTTCTTTTCATCTTCAATATCATCTTTTGCGTTTGCTTCTACTCTAGTCAGTATGATTTCCTTATACTTGCTAGTTTCTACATCTGGTTTCCACACATCAACTGACGTATGTTCTTCAACTATCTCGTATAACTTACCGTTGTATTTAACCTTGTCACCGACAGAGTATTCAACGCCTATTTCATAACTGTCAAATGCACTAATTATAGTGTCTTTGTTGTCATTTATAATCTTAGCGTCTAACACATTTAATAGTAATGTCATGATTAACTTGTCGTTACCTTTATTAACTTTACCTACTAATTTACGTAACGCTTTAACTCTGTCACTAGGTTCAACCTTATTATTCGCTAAAACTGTAACTTCTTCTTTTAAGTTCGCATATTCACTAACTAACGCAGGTGTCGTTTCTCCTGTAAACATTTGTTGTGCTAATTGCTTTCTTACTTCTTCAAGTATTTCACTATCACTAGCGGTCGCAAATTTTCCTGGTAAGTCCACGCCACCATTTAAATATACAGAGCTTTTATTCAATGTAAACTGAACATAGACACTCTTATATCCTCCAGCTTCTGGCTGTGCATTTCTTGTTAAAATTTCTAGTGCCATTACTTAGCTCCT